CCGGTGCAGGACGTCACCGCGAAGCGCATGGAGATCCGCGCGGGCCTCGCGAGCCGCACGGGCGCAGTGCTCGCGCGCGGCGACGATCCCGAGCAGGTCGACGCGGAAAACGCGGCGGATCTCGCGCGCGAGCAACGGCTCGGCCTGCGTTACGACACGCAGCTCGCGATTGAAGACGGAAACGGCAGTGTTTTGAAAGAGGACGGGGAATGAAACGAAACCGCAAGTGGTGGGACATCCGCGCGCAGGCGCAGGCGGGCGGCGGCAAGGTCGCCGAGATCCGGATCTATAGCGACATCGGATTCTGGGGCACCGACGCGCAGAACTTCGTGTCGCAGCTCGATGCCGTTGCGGCCGATGCATCGTCGATCACGGTCGCGATCAATTCGATGGGCGGCGACGTGTTCGATGCGTTCGCGATCTACAACGCGTTGCGCCGCTACGCCGGCAAGGTGAAGGGGCGCGTCGACGGCATCGCGGCGTCGGCCGCATCGCTGGTGCTGATGGCGTGCGACGAGATCGAGATGCCCGAGAACGCGCTGCTGATGATCCACCATCCGCATACGGTCGCGGCCGGCGAATCGAAGGATCTGCGCCGCGTCGCCGAGCTGCTCGACAACGCGAGCGCCGGCATTCTGGCGGCGTACGCGCAGCGCAGCGGTCTGTCGGAAGACGACGTGCGGGCCATGATGGACGCGGAGACGTGGCTGACGGCCGCGCAGGCCAAGGAGAAGGGTTTCTGCGACGTGATCGAGGCCCCGGTCAAGCTCGCGGCGTCCGCGGGCACTGCGCCGCTTCTCGCGCGTTTCTCGGCCGTACCCGAGCAGGTTGTGGCGCTGCTCGACGCGGTTGACGAACCGGACGCGGATTCGACCGTTCCGCCGGAGAACACGCCGACCGATCCGACGCCGGGTCCCGAGCCGGAACCGCAACCTCAGACGCCCGATGTCACGGCACTCGCCGCGCACGTGTTCAATTCGCTGCGGGAAGCCAATCTCGCGGCATGCGCCGAAGGCGTGATCGCGGCGACCGGTCTGCGTGATCGCGAGACGGTCGATCGCGCGATCCGCAACGCAACCGATATCGCGGGGATCTGCCTCGCGGCGAACCAGACGGATCTGACCGCGCAATACGTCGCGGACGGTCTGACGCCCGATCAGGTGCGCGCGCGGCTGTTCGAGCGCCTCACGGCATCGAGCGCCCGCATCAACAGCCGGCCCGATCCGGCGCAGCAGCAGACGCAACCGCAGGCACGCGGCCGCACGTTGCGCACGTCCGACATCTACGCGGCCCGCCGCGTGGCCAAGTAACTTTTCATCGCCGAAAGGAGCGCTGAATGTCCAACATCCAAACCATGGGCGCGTTGCCCGCCGAATTCCTGATCTCGGAGGGGCCGGGCCAGATCTCGCGCGATGCGATTCTCGTCGCGGCCGGCCCGGCGTTGCCGGCGGGCTGCGTGCTCGGCACGATCGGGACCGGCGAATACGCGCCGTACGACAACGCCGCGACGACCGGCGCGGAGGTCGCCGTCGGCATCCTCTACGCGCCGTTGCCGGCGTCCGACAAGCCGCGCCCGGCGGTTGCGATCAAGCGGCTCGCCGAAGTCGACGCACGCCTGCTCGCGGGGCTCGACGCGCCCGCGCGCGACGACCTGGCCGCGCATCACATCGTCATCCGCTGATCGCAGCGAATTCCCTGATCCCGAAGCCGCGCCGATGCGCGGCTTTTTCATTTCCGGAGTGCATATGGCAGACATCGCTATCTTCAACGACGACGCATTCTCGCTGTCGTCCATGACCGCGGCAATCAACGAGCAGCCGCACGTGCCGGGCCGGCTCGGCGAGGCGGGCCTGTTCGACGAGGAAGGCATCACGACGACGACGGTGCAGATCGAGCGCGACGGCGACACGCTCGCGCTCGTGCAGTCCGGCGTGCGCGGTCAGCCCGCGCCGAACGTGCTGGGCAGCAAGCCGAGCCTGATTCCGTTCAACACGGTCCATCTGCCGCAGCGCGCGGTCATCAAGGCGGACGAGATCCAGAACCTGCGCGCGTTCGGCGACGATTCGGAACTGGAGACGGTCCAGCGCTACGTCGACAAGCGGCTCGCGAAGATGCGCCGCCAGCTCGAAGCGACGCACGAGTACCACCGCCTCGGCGCGGTGCGCGGCGTGATCCTCGACGCGGACGGCAAGCATGTCGTCGCGAACCTGCTCGACCGCTTCGGCATCGAGCAGCAGGTGATCGAATACGAACTGTCGAATGCGAAGACCGAGATCCGGATCAAGAACGAAGACACGCTCGAAGCGATCGAGGATGCGCTCGGCAACGTGCCGTTTTCGAGCGTGCGTGCGTTCTGCGGGCGTAACTTTTGGCGCAAGCTGCTGACGCTGCCGACCGTGAAAGAGACGTTCCTCAACACGGCGGCAGCGGCGGCGCTGCGCGGCGATCCGCGCGGCGCGATCGAGCTCGACGGCATCGTGTTCGAGCGTTACCGCGGCAAGATCGGCGGCATCCCGTTCGTCGGCGACGACGAGGCGTATGCGGTGCCGGAGGGCGTGCCGGATCTGTTCATCTCGCGTTTCGCGCCCGGCGATTACGTCGACGCGGTGAACACGATCGGGCTGCCGTACTACGCACGGCAGGAAATCATGCCGTTCAACAAGGGCGTCGAGATCGAGGCGCAGTCGAACCCGATCCATCTGTGTACGCGCCCGCGCGCGTGCATTCGTCTGAAGGCGTGACGCATGGCGTTCCACGATCTGATGACGGACGTCGACGCGGCCGTGCTGCGGGATCTGGGCGACGACGATGTCTTCGTCGACGGCCGGCCCGTGCGCGGCATGTTCAACGCGCCGTGGCTCGGTCCCGATCTCGGCTCGCAACGCACGAACCTCGTCGCGCCGATGTTGCACGTGATCGACGCGGACGCCGCCGGCATCCGGCCGGGCAGCGTCGTGACTGCGCGCAGCGGGCGCTATCGCGTCGTCGAGGCGCAGCCGGACGGCACGGGCTGGACGATCCTGACACTGCAATGACATGAACCGACTGAAAGTCGAAATCGACGTCGGCGCGGTCACGGCCGTCTTGCAGGGCCTGTCGCCGTCCGCGATGCAGGCCGCGTGGCGGCGCACGCTGCGCAAGACGGCCGCATGGATCAAGAGCCAGACGGCGAAGGAAGTCAGCGCGGCGACGCGCATTCCGCAGAAGACGATCCGCCGCCGGCTGTATTTCTTCCTGCGGTCGGCCGATACCGGCAAGGTGTGGCTCGGCCTGAACCCGATCGAGGCGCACCGCCTCGGCTCGGTGGCGAAGACGCGCAAGGGCATGCGCGCCGGCCGCACGTCGTTCGAGGGCGCATGGCGGCAGTCGAAACGGCAACCGGACGGGCCGATCTTCGAGCGCGTCGGGAAGGCACGGCTGCCGTACCGCGTCGTGACGGTCAATTGGCACGAGACGGGCGAGCCGGCGTTTCGCCGCGCGGCGAAGGCTTGCGAGGAACGGCTCTTGACGATCCTGAGGCAGGAAGTGAACTACGAACTACAAAAGGTAATGGGACGTGCTCGATAACCTCAAATTGCTGCACGACGCGATCGTGAAGGGCCTGCGAGAAGCGCTGCCGACCTTCGAGCGGATCGAAGCGTATCCGAAGATCGGTGCGCAGATCCGGACGCCGTTGATCGCCGTCGAGCTGTCCGAAATGGAGCCCGGACACGACGACGGGACCGGCTGCATTTCGCTGATCGCGCGCATGCAGGCGCGCATCATCGTCGATCCATACGGCGCGGAACACGAGCTGCATGTGCGCGAAATCGCCGCGCGTCTCGCGCTCGCGGTTCACATGCAGACGTGGGGCTTGCCGATCGCGCCTGGCAGGGTGGTTCAGGTTGGCGAAGACCCGTTCCGCCCGCAGCTCGACACGTACCTCGTGTGGCTTGTCGAATGGACGCACGAATTCGGCATCGGCGGCGAGCCGGAAGCGATCCCGGACGGCAGCACGCTCGTATGGGGCGTCGATCCGTCGACGGGGCCGGGCAACGAAAGCAGCTATTGGGATCCGGCGCAGGACGCGCCGGCCGACTATCCGGAGTGACGATGCTCGAGTATGAAATCGGCGAGATTGATCGGCGGCTCGCCTGCCTCGTGCAGCAAGGCACGGTCGACGCGGTGTCGTACGACCCGCCGCGATGCCGCGTGCGGGTCGGCGATTGGGTCAGCGACTGGTTGCCGTGGTTCACGGTCGCGGCGGGCGCGGTGCGCTTCTGGCGGCCGCCGTCCGAAGGCGAGCAGGCATCCATCCTGTCCGCGTCGGGCGAGCTGTCGAGCGCGTACGCGGTGCCGGGCTACTACGCCGAGCAGCACGGCGGGGCAGCACGGCGCAGCCCGAACGAAACGGCGTTCGATTTTCCGGATGGGGCGTCGCAGGTCTATGACCACGCGTCGCACGAGTACCGGGTCGACGTGCCGGCAGGGGGGCGCATCGTTTTCCGCATCGGCGAGACGGAGCTGGAGCTACGCGCGGACGGCGTGACGTTGCGCACCGAGAAACTGCTCGGCGACGTTCCGGATTCGACGTTCACGGGCAACACGACGACCGGGCAGCGCCTGACGTTCAACGGCGGCATGCAGGGCCGAGCAGGCGCGAACGGTGGGCCGGCGGTGGAAGTCGACGGCGGTGCTCGCTACACGGGCGATGTCGAGATCGGC